GATTTTATTCAGGTAAAGATGGACAGCTTTACTTAGATGGTAGTAGCACTGCTGCTGCCAAAGTTGAAAGCTGGTCTTTGAGTGCTACTCAAGCAACTCTTGATACAACCTCTTTAGGCGATACAGATCGAACTCTGATCGCTGGCATGAGAAGTGCTAGTGGTAGTTGTTCTATTGCTTATTACAGTGATGCCAGTGGATCTAATGAGGCAACAACACTGTTAAACAAAATCATTAAAGCTCGAACATCATCTAGTGTTGCTGGTATTGCTGCTGATTCAGCTACGGCTACTTTTAAACTTGGCTTTAAAGATTATCAAAACAACGTCAAACATATTACCGTTGAAGGTGTTATCACAAGTGCAGCTATTAGCAGTTCGCAAGGTGAAATATTAAAAGCAGATATTAGTTTTGAAGTAAATGGAGCACCTACAGGTGTAGCAATCTAATGCCTGTTGTTTTAGGTCAAAAAGGGTTTATTGAATTACAACGCACCTCTTTGCAGTATGCGTTGACAACAACCCTTGATACCAGTGATGTCAATACCAGTCGTAAACGATTTTCAGTAGATTTTGCTTCTGGCAGCATTATCACTGGAGATAAACTTGAAATATCAACAAAAGATGGATCAACATTAGAACTCGTATCAGGTCATTCTCAACCTGACGGTAGTTGGTTTGTTCATGTTGATGATGTAGGAGGTATGCGTTTATATGATTCTTTTGCTCATTCTGTTCTTGGTGGAAGTAGTAATGCTGTGACATTAGTTGCACCATCAAGTTCTAAAGAGATTTCATTAAAAGCAAGAAATACTAAATATAGACCATTAGCTAGAGTTAAAAATTATGAGTTCACAACAAGTAGAGAGCAAGTTCAAGTTGATTTATTAGGAGAAGAATTTCGTCAGCAATATGAAGCTGGCAGAATTTCAGGTCAAGGATCAATGACTTGTGAGTGGGAATATAGATATGTTTCTAGTGATCCTGATTACAGCACAGATCAAGAATTTTCTTCTTATTTAGCTCGTTTAGTATTGCGTTTACAACAAGGAGCAGATTTTAATGGTCGATTCTTTTTGTTTAGAGAATCAGCAGGGTCAGTCAATAATTGCTGGTATGAATGTGAAGGGCAAGTAACTAATTGTGCAATAACTATTCCAACTGTAGGGATAGTTGAGACACGAATTGACTTTGTTACTTCTGGAGCTTTCCAATTAAAAGTTGGTGCAACACCTGGATATTTACTACAAGAATCTACTGATTATCTACTTCAAGAAGATGGAAATAAACTTTTCTTAGAAGATGACGCAACTTAGTAGGTATTGCGGCCTAAACTAGACGAAAGTGTAGATAACAAATGGCAGACCTACAGATCAGTCAACTACCATCGTTAGCCGAAACAAACATAGCGGCTACTGATGAAATACCTTTAGTAGACGTTAGTGCGAGCGAAACAAAAAAGGTTACTGCCAAAGCACTGGTAGAAAAAGGTGTTGCTTTAATAGATGCTGGCAGTATTCCAGGTACAGCACTTGCAAGCCTTGGAGCAAACACAGTCGTAACGGCAAGTATCACTGATGCCAACGTAACAAATGCAAAACTCGAAAATTCAAGTATCAGTCTTGGTGGATTAACACTTGCATTAGGAAGTATAGACCCAACTCCAGCATTAGATCTGACTGACGCAACAAATTATCCAACTTCATCTTTAAGCGGAACAATAACCAATGCTCAATTAGCAGGGTCAATAGCAAATAATAAATTAGCTAATTCATCAATATCTTTAGGTGGAGTATCAATATCTCTTGGAGGAACAAACGCTACACCAGCATTAAATCTTACAAGTGCAACTAATTACCCAACATCTTCTTTAACAGGAACGATTACCAATGCACAGTTAGCTGGTTCGATAGCAAATGCCAAGTTAGTTAATTCTTCAATCAATATTGGTGGAGTTACTTTCAATCTTGGTGATAACGATACAAGTCCAGCCCTTGATCTATCAGATGCAACAAGTTATCCAGCAGCATCACTAACTGGAACGATTACTAATGCCCAATTAGCGGGAAGTATTCAAGGATCAAAATTAGTTTCAGGAACTATAACTTCAACTCAGCTTGGGGCAAATTCCGTAACGGCAACTGAACTCGCTGATAACGCTTGTGATACTGGAGCCATAGCTAATTCAGCCGTAACAGATGATAAGGTTGCTAGTGGAATTTCTGGAACAAAAATTAGTGATGGAACTATTACACCAGCAAAATTAAATACTTCTAATCTTGATCGTTCTTTAAACGTAGCTAGTGGCAATCTTGGAATTAATAACACAGTTTCAGCAGCGACTAGATCAGGTATTACTTATAACGCCCAAGGTTTAATTACAGGAACAGTAGCTTTAGCAGCTAGTGATCTTCCTGTTGCTACTACATCTGCTGTTGGTGGTGTTTCTGTTGGTGCTGGCCTAAGTGTTAGTGGTGCTGGTGCTTTATCCCTTGCTACGAGTGTTACAGGTGCAACTGTCTCTGGAATTACGTTTAATAATACTGGGCAAATTACAGCAGCTACAGCTTTAGTTGCTGGAGATCTCCCAGTAGCCACCTCGTCAGCGAAAGGTGCAGTACAAATCACATCTGGAGGAGGATTAACTGTTGATGGATCTGGTAATTTAACAACTTCAACCAGTGGAGTTACGGCTGGAACATATCAATCTGTTGTTGTAAATAATAAAGGGGTTGTTACTTCAGGGGCAGCTTTAACAGCTTCATTAATACCTGATTTAGCAGCTACCAAAATTACAAGTGGAAGCTTAGATGCTGCAAGAATTGGAGCCGATACAATTGACGGTTCTAAATTATCTAATTCATCAACGACAATATTTCAATCCATAGCTCAGAGTGGTTATCCAACAGCACAATTTAGTGGACAACTACTTTTTGATACTGTTTCAGAAGATGCTTTTATCTGGGATGGAACAGCTTGGCAAGCAATAACAACATTAACGAAAGGAAGTCTCGTTTTTGGTGGAACTTATAACGCTAGTACATCGAAAATGGTTTCGACTACTACAGCAGGAATAGCGGCTGGTCTAGTTGTTGGAAGTAATTTACCAAGCCCTACTTCTACTACAGATGGTGTTTATGTTGTTGTAGATACTGCTGGTACACCTGCATCTCCAGCCCCTATTGTTTCACTTTCTCCACCTGATTACATTCTTGGAGTTACAAATAGTTCTGGATCATCATGGAATGAAATTGATTTATCACAAACCGTAGCTGGTCAGGTTGCAAGTAACATTACCTTCACACCTTACGGTCAGTTAAGTTCAACTAACGTACAAGATGCACTTCAAGAATTAGAGACAGAAAAACTAGCACTTGCAGGTGGTACTATCACAGGTCAGGTGTTAATTGGTAATACTGGAAGCCTTGTATTTGAAGGGTCTACAATTGATGCTTATGAGACAACAATAACAGTTGCCGATCCAACTACATCAGATAAAACTATTACTTTCCCAGATATAACTGGAACAGTAATCACAAGCGGAGATACAAATACAGTTACATCAACAATGGTTGATGCAAGTTTAGTTAATGCAAACTTGGCTTCAGGAGCTGCAATTGCTTTTACAAAACTAGAAGATTTAACTGCTGCAAAAATCCTTGTAGGAAATGCAAGCGACAAGGCAGCAGCCGTAACGGTTACAGGAGACATAAGCATAAATAATGCAGGTCTAACAGCAATAGGAGCAGGAAAAATAGTAAACAGCATGGTCTCTGGCTCTGCTGCAATTACAGGTTCAAAAGTAACTACTGGAACGACAAGTGCCGTTGGTGTCCTTCAATTAACAGATAGTGCAACTTCGACTTCTGCTACGACTGCTGCTACTCCTGCTGCTGTAAAGATTGCGAAGGATGCTGCTGATGCTGCTGCTACAACAGCTAATGCTGCTTTACCTACTACAGGTGGAACATTAACTGGAAACTTGATTCTTGATAATGCAAAAGAAGTTAGATTTAGCGAAGGTGATAGTGATGGAGCAAATTACACAGGATTAAAAGCACAAGCACAATCTGGAGATATAACACTTACTCTTCCTGCTGTTGCTCCTACTGCTGGTCAAGTTCTTAAGGCTAATGCGTCAACGCCTACAACTTTGGAGTGGGGAACTGATAGTGCAACTGACTCAACAAAAATGCCTCTCGCTGGTGGCACGTTCACAGGAGATGTCACTTTTACTGGGGATGCTAGTAATGGGTTATGGGATAAATCAGCCAGTAAGTTTGTTGGAAATATAACTGGAAATGTAAGTGGTTCGGCAGCATCATGTACTGGAAATGCTGCTACTGCCACAGCGTTAGCTACAGCTAGAACTATTGGAGGGACTTCATTTGATGGAACGGCAGATATTACTGTTGATGCAGCAACTCTTGATGGAATAGATAGCGGAAGCTTCTTAAGATCTGATGCTGATGATTCGTTTAGTGGAAAATTAACTTCTACTTATTCATCAAATGAAAAAATAGTACTTTCAGGATCAGTTTCACCTTATATCACTTTTCAAGAGGGTAATAATACTAAAGCTTATATCCAATGGAACTCTGCTGGTTATTTAGACCTTCAAAACGCTGAAGATTCATCAAGAATAAGAATTAAAGATAATCCAACTTTTAGTTCAGACGGTTCAACTTTCTACACTATTTGGCACGCTGGAAATGATGGTGGTGGTAGTGGACTTGACGCAGATACATTAGACACTCTTCAAGCTTCTAGTTTTGTAAGAAACGATTTAAACAATACTGTTGCTGCAAAAGTAAATTTTCAGGCAAACAACACTAACGACTGGGATGACATAGCTACGAACACAGCCAATCTAGGAGGTATAGAAGTTTATAACCAAGGTTCAGGTAATGACGCTTTCATGGCGTTCCACTCTGGAGCTGATTATGGTATCTATTTTGGATTAGATGCTGATGCTAATGACCTATCCGTTGGTGGTTGGTCAATGGGGGATAATAAATACAGAGTTATACATCAAAACAACGTAGGGTCTGGTGGTGCTTTATCTAGTAAGAATGTTTATACATCAGAAGTACATGACAGCAAAGGCAACCTGCGTAATATTCCTCAAAATGCTCAAACAAGTGCTTATGTCATTACAGCTAGTGATGCAGGAAAACATATAAGAACAGATTCAAATGTCACTCTAAACAACAGTACTCTTAGTACAGGTGATGCAGTTACAATCGTAAACTATGGTTCTTCTGATATAACAATTACGCAAGGCTCGGGAGTTTCATTGCATTTAGCAGGAAATGGTACAGGTAATCAAGGTGATAGGACTTTAGTAGCTACTGGTGTTTGTACGATTCTTTATGTTGGTAGTAGTCAATATTTTGCGTCAGGTGCAGGGTTGTCATAAATGTACCTACTAAATAACACACACGGAGGTTATTAATTATGAGTCCTATTCAACAAATGCTTTTAGGTGTAGGGGACAGTGTTTCCGTTGACAATAAGGGAGGTGTTGAGTTTGTAAGTAGTGGTTTAGGTGTTGGCGATGGTGAAAGTTTAGCAATCGCCTCTGATTCATCATTAAATTTAGGTAGTGGTGCTTTTACTCTTGAATGTTGGTTAAAAATGAATAGCAGCCAAGGAAGTGCATGGAATGTTTTGGCGTGTACTTCTGGTTATCTATTCGGTACGGGTGTTCATTCATTCAATATTTATGTTTACGGAACAGCAGGGATTCGCATTTATGATAGTTCTGGTGGCCCCGGAGAAAATTGGTCGCTAGTTTTTCAAGATGACAGCCTTTTTAATAACAGCAGTTGGACTCATTTCGCTTGGACTAGAGTTTCAAATGGCAACAATACATCAAACAACAATAATACTGTTTGGATAAACGGCACAGCACAAACAAGTTTTAGTAATAGAGACAATGAATATAGTGACGGGCAAAATTTATATATAGGTGCAAGCGATTACAACCAAAATGGAACGGCAACTCAATATGGATTTGATGGAAAGATTTCTAATTTTAGATTAACAAAAGGTCAAGCACTTTATACAAATAATTTCACCCCTTCGACCTCACCATTAACTACAACAAGTCAGGGTGCAACGGCCTCTAATGTTAGTGTCTTAGGTTGCGCTAGTACTACATCTGTTACATCTTTTGAAAAGACACCTTCAACACCTACAACACAAGGAACGCCAACGACGGTTTCAGCGTCAGATGGGCCATTTAATTAACTTTGGACAAAGTGGCTTTGATCAAACTCCTCCAACTGGATATAATGCAATCAATACAGATAATGGCGCAGAATCATGGGTATAAATAATTTTTTATAACTGCTTTTAATTTAGTGCTGGCCGAACAGGTCAGGGATAGACAGTAGGTTTATAATTGAGACGTAATAATAATGAATCATGTCACAACAAACAGACGATTTAGCTCTTCAGTTAATTGCTAAAGAG